CTATAAAGTATTGAAATCTAAATCTAATATATCACATATTCTTTTACATAAATAAGCATCAACATCATTAATATTAATATTATTTTCAATGTTAATATAGTCTTCTTCATGTATATGTAATATTTCTGCCATTTCTTTTATAGTAAAAGATTTAATAATTCTTTCCTTCTTAATATTCATATAGTCGCCTACCTTTACTTGTTAGAGCGTGCAAGTAAGGTTTTAGCAGGCAATATACAGTTGTTTTTAACTGCTTTAATATTTTACAATAATTTCCTACATAATTCACTGGTAAATTATGGTTGTGAATATTTACACAAAGTGGTGTTAATTTTTGCGATTTTTATGTTTTATTTCTAAAATCGCGATAAAACATTATTTTTTATTTACATTCAATTACATTTAATTTTATGTGGTAGTATTTTTACATAAAGAGCGTGCGGTAGGGTTGCAGGGGAAAGCCATAGTTACAAAAATGTGACTATGGCTGCTTTTTTATTATGAGAAACGATGCAACACACATATTATCTTCACCGATAAGATATATAACTTCTTCTTTAATTATGCCGTATGAAAATTCATCATAATAGATTTTGAATCCTTTCGTAAAATGGATCTCGTTAACATCTGCATACAATGTTTCAAATCTATCTTTTAACATTATAGTGTGTATATCGGGGAATTCTTGCTCACATAATTCTAAAATTTCAATTACCTTCGATAATTTTTCACATCCCTGAAATAACGTTACCAATTCGTTTTCTATCAAAATCTCCCATACTGTATCCTTATTAATTTTTCTCATTTGTAAATCATCCTTTCGATTTGATGATACATTACAATTGGCCAATAATATAATGGTAAATATTGTAAATTGGTCTTTTCCTCGTTGTTCTACATATGCTCGATGTTCAAGTAGTCCACGAAAAGTCGATTTAACGCGATTTTGTATATGAGCAAAAATTAAAAATATTTTTAATACATAGCCATAAAAATATCATATTCCTTTCATTTTTTGATAAAAAAAAAACTCCCTACTTCTCTTCAGAGAGGTAGGGATAATCGCTATTTAAGATCTTTTACATTGCGCACGTGTAATAAAGTACCTTTAGGTTTTTTGCAGTGGCTCTTACCACATGCCTGGCCATTTTTGTGGCTCAAAAAGCAATTGCGTGCATCAGCAGTGCAGATGGTAAGTGTTTGATTATATCTACCATGGCCACTGCATTTAGTAAGCTTGTCCTTTGCATATACGTTCATATAGCACTTAATATTGTCAATCGTAAGATACTCCACAACTGCGATTATCTTGGGTGTTTTCTTTTTTTCAATTTTTTTGTTTAGAACACCCTCTGCAATCGCTTTTGCACATTTGTCAGCATCCCACTTTTTAACATCGTCCTTATCATCCACAAAGCAGCATTCAATCAACATTGCTGGTGCATTGGTTTCCCGTAATACATAAAGACTAGAGTTGACTTTTACTCCACGATTACGGATACCAAGAGCCTTTGATATATTAGCCGCAACACGTTCAGCAGATGCTACTGGAGAGTTTTTTGATTTGTCATACACATATACCTCAACACCACCAGTATCGCCGTCACCTTTCTTGTCGTTGCGTCCACAGTTTAAGTGGATGGATACGTCGATATCAACCTTGTGAGCATTGCATTTTTTAACAATATTTACAAGGTTAGCATTTTCTGTTTTACCTTTATCATCGGTACAATCATACACCGTATGTCCTGCAGCCCTAAGTAAATTGATTACCTTAGCCTTAACTTTGCGGTCCTCTGTCAGTTCATCCAACAAACTATTCGCTCCCGGCGTAAGTATATTGTGGCCACCATGTACATTGATTTTCATGCTATTCCTCACTTTCTTCTTTATTGATTGCCTTATCAGCCACTTCGAGCCCTTTTACTAAAACAGCTGGTACACTGTACCCTGCTTCAACAAAATTTTCGACGATAGACCGACATTCGTTGACGATTAAACTAGCCAATACAAACCACCCCAACAATGTCGTAATACGCAAATCAATGCCAATCGTTTTACCAATCTCTATAAAGGCTGTGGCTGCGATAAAAGCAACTAGGATCATGATCCAGTATCCAATTTTTTTCAACACACCGGTCCATCCTTTGTTTGAATTTTCTTTTCCTGCAAGCCTAGCTTTCATCCATCCGGTGATCCAATCGGCAATATTCAACGTTAAGAAAATCGCAAATAGGTACCAGTGCTCACCGAAAATCATTGAGAAAACTGCAATTACAGCCCCTAAAAATGCATTGTAACTGTCTGTGATAGATTGTGTCATATTTTTCATTTACCTCACTCTTTCCTGCCATCTTGGCATAATGAAAAGGGTGCTGAAGTACACCCTTGAAATGATTTCCCATCTAATACATTTAATCTTTATCGTTACGCGCTTTGCGAATTTCAGTAGCTTGTTTTTCAGTGATTGCTCCTAAGGTAACATAACGATCCAATTGCGCATCCGTTACCCAATTACGCAAATAGTTATCTTTTATGCGTTCAAACATTATATACCCCTCCTTCCAACAACATTTGTTCGATATCTGTCATACGCTGCCCTAGCTCCATGCGTTCCAACTCTGCATCGGTCGCCATCTGCCCTAAAAGTTCAAGTTCTGATGGCTGTAGTTCACCATACAAGTTTGGATAAATAGCCGAAAGTTCTTCCTCTGTCATCTTCATGACCTTGCCATCTTTTGCTTTATATAAGATCTGATTGATGTAAAGATCGTCGTTTTCGTCCATCTCAACCTCTATGTAATTAGGATCAAGCGTTTCTTTACCGTTTATGGTTAAGAGGGGTTTCTTGTCAACGATGCCGTTCAGAAATTCGCCATCAATCAAATCACTTTTATGCTTTAATATGTAATATTTCATTTTATCCTCCTATAAGTATACTATGAGATAATGCAGTGTTACGTTGGCATTAACAGTAGCTCCTAAAAACACCCTCACAACGGTATCGGTTGTTTGTACTTTTTCTATGGTATCGTTAGCACCACTAACAAATAAAGGCACAAAAAAGGTATTTGCTGCCCTGCTTAGCCCGATGTAGTTTTTATTAGCAGGATTTGTAGTAATCTTTGTGTATTTAACCTTGCTAAAGCTATCTAATTGACTAGCCTTAGCAAAGTAAGTGTTGGGATTGTTGCCGTTAATCGTCTTGACTGTCAATGCATCAATGGATCCGTTATCTGTGTTGATGCTGCCGATATCGACATGTCCATCACGGTACATCCTAATAGGCGTGGATACGTAATTTGAACCATCATACATAGCGAAACGTATACTGCCATCTGCCTCGCTAAATACAATCATTTGGATCTTGTCATTGCGATATAAGTTTTGTAAAGCTATTTGACCGTCTCCAGTACCCTTAAATAAAGCAGATCTAGTGTTCAAAACATCTACATCAGCGTTTTTGATATCGCCGTTGTTTGTTTCTAGTTTGTTTGGCTTTAGTGTTCCTCCAACTTCTACTGTTCCATCTCTGTGTAGTATCAACGGAGATGATACATATTGCGTACCATTAAACATTGCAAATCGCACTCCACCGTCAGGCTCTGTCATTACGATCATGACCTGTGATCCGTTGCGTAACACTTTAAGCATGTATAACTGTCCATCGCCGCTCTTATCAAGAGCGATTTGTGACATCTCATTATTGCCGTCCGGCAATTCAGCCCACGGAGTTAATGTGTTATTTAAGGCTTGCGCTATATAGGTGTGTCCATTGGTACTGTACCCAATTATAAAGATACCAAATTTAATAAAGTAGCAATTATTTCCTGTACTGTTTGGTAAGTCACCATTAATATTTGTTTCTTTAGCCTTATGGTAGACAGTGTAGTTCTTGGCTGTCTGCAAATATGTAGACAAGTTTGTTCCGGCAGTAAGTTCCTGTCCCTGATTGCTTTCGTATTTGACACAAGATTCTAACAATTCTTTTTTAACCGTTCCTGATGTTAATTCAACCCATCCCGTTAATGCATCGTTGAAAAAACCGGCGAACCAAAACGAGTTATCGCTGGCTCTATTGCATAACACATAAGTTCCAATTCTTACATAAAAACATGTGGAGCTGTCGCTATTAGGTATACCGTTTGTCACCTTTATATTGTTAGGCTTGCGATAAAAAGTGTAGTGCTCTGTTGTGCGTGCCCATTGCTCAATATTAGTCAATGTATCAAAATCTTTACTCCCAGAGAATGATTTTGTCACCATATCATCATTACATTTCTTGAGCCCATCTGTAAGCACCTTGATCGTATAAGCATCAGCTATGTACTTGCCTTGCTCTGATATAGCTGTAGATGCTGTAATTTGTTCAGACGAAATGTATGTTTTAAAAGCACCCAAAGATCCATCTGTATATCCAGCAAACCATATACTCTTGTCGCTGTTTCGGATTGCTAATACAATGGTACGTGCTTTTATATAAAAACACATTGAACTATCACTGTTTGGTATGCCATTTACGATGCTTGTATTCGCCTGCTTACGATAACAAACAAAATCCTTGGCTGTATTCATGAAAACTGACAAGTCTGTGCCTGTTGATAAATCTTCCGAATATCCATTTGTCCTTACGCAATCGGCTATATTAGATATGATATTGTCATACCTTTCAACCTTACTTATCAAAGAGCCATCAAAATAGACACGCCATAAGGCGACTTGTCGATGCGTACCTCCTTTTGTAAGGTCCTGCTGTACGATCGTAGGATCTTTTCCTACTGATCCTTGCGGACCTTTCACAGCTTTTAATGTAATGGTTTCATCATTCCCATCACGTAAAAAATCTAATACGATAAGATCATTACGCTTATATCCGGACACACCTGCATCCATAGTGACGATTTCGCTATCACCCGGATCTATGATTGCGATATGTCCTTGTACACTCGCAACACCATCATTAATACGTAATTGATTACTGCCTACCGCCTCGGCAGCCATGCAAGAGCCAATGTGGTGTATTCCCTCCGCGCCCAACAACGAGGCGTAAATACGGCTATCATCGTTCGCATAGATATCGACAGGGTCATTTACTCTATCAACAGTTATTTGCCTTAAACTCATCTAATCACCTACCTTCAATTCGGTTTTCAAAAAGGAGACACCATTTATGATATCCCCTTTTATGATCTTTCTCGTTACCTGTTTTTTCATATTAATTCCCGTTACCCTTTCCGCGGCTCCAACGATATCACCAATATCTAAATTCAATTCGATTTGAGATATCTCAAGCTTTTTAATCGCGCCTATTTCACGAAGTTTTTTGTTAGCTGCTTTTCTTAGCTCTTCCAATGACTCAACCGAAGGATAATCATAGATGTATGTTCTAAGTTTTAGTCCACAAGGTATATCATCATTCGCATTATCTGTAATAGAGCCGTCTTCTTTCACCCAAAGTTCACACAATTGACGTTCTTTTAAATCACCTTTGCCTAGCGCAATGATATGATTGTATCCATAACTATCTTCTGCATTAATCGGTATTCCGTAATCATTGTCAAGACAAATCTTATCCGAAACATCTTTCGCAGGAACCACTTCGCAAATGGCTCTCTCACCATCGAATGTAATTTTTATCCTCCCTCCCGCATCCAATAACACATCATCCAAAGTGGTTAGAATATCCTTATATCTAATTCGCCCTGTGATACGAATATTTGATACGCTTTTTGCTGCTTTAATAAAGCCATCATAACTATTATTTATCATCATCTCCAACACTTCGTTGGCATCACCATCAAAGACAAAATAATCTTCGTTTTTAGGCGGTTTAACAATATGATCCTTTAGCATGCCTCGCCACGTTTTGCATTTAAGCGTTAAGGTCTGACCAGATGTATCTACCTTCACCCCATAGACGATACCACCTATTTCGGACCCTGATTCATCATAAATCAGTGCACCTTTTTTAATGTTGTTTTCATAAAGTCCGAGCTTTATCTCAAATTCATTGTCTGCTCCGCTCACAACTGTCCCCAGGTCAACATCAATACTACAATCACGTATGTAACCGAGTTCTTTTATTGACATGATAGGATCATAAGGTTCTGTGTATATTAGGTCCATCTTGGCAAGCTCCTTTCTTCGTATAAGATAATATCAAAACTAAAAAGTCCGGACCAGCTTACAAGTTGCTTTCCGGATTTTATCTTGGTAAAGATTCTCGCCTCTTTGTTGCGGTTATCGAATGCATTGATTTTCATACCGCTTCCTGTAATTTTAGTAATAGTCTTTTTTATATCGCTACTGAAATCAATTACAAGCTTATCATTTTTTTCAAGATCGATAAAAACCTGATATAAATTTTCGCCTATCATAAGCGATGGATTTTTTACAGGGCCATAAATAGTTAGTTTAAAATGTGCTGGAACATTAAGCGGATTATATAGGCTTTTCGATCCAACAGTTGCGCGATAATGATACGGATAACGATAAGGATATCTTTTGATATTGCCATTTATCGTCGGGACGTTCGTCGAATAAAAAGTGTAATTCGATTCTTTTTTCCAAGTTGGATCCTGGCATGTCAATGTCAACACACATACAGCATATCCAAGCATATAATTGCATCCTGTCTGCTCGATACCGTTGATAACGCAGTCTAAATAATAATCATCGATATACATCCTTCCATTTGAATTCGATATGATATCATCTGATGAGATATCACTTAGATCATTCATTGCCTCTTTCCAGCCAAAAGAATCTATTTCAACGTTAAGTTTTTTACTAATAGGATCTTTATTACCAAAGGCCCGCAACGTTTTGTCGTACGGATGCTCAACAGTAAAAATATCATCAAAATTAGTAATCTGATAAGGACCGGATATAAAATCTATTACTTTGCCCTTGTGATTAATGTATTGTACTTTCATCAGATCACCTCTTTTACGATTCTTCCAAACGTTCTGTTATCATATTTCACGCTGATTCCCGATACAGCCTCAACAAATATATCTCTTAGTTTATCGTAATCGATAACAGATTGCTGATAATTCATTGAAGGTTCATTAGATGCTTGCTTTATTTCGTATTGAACACTAGATGAAATACTTGAAGACATTCTCAATTGTTCAGCGTTTACTGAAGCTTTCATTTTTTGTACCATTTCAGAAATATCAAAAGATGAAAACGACTTTAACATCTTGTTTGAAAGATCTTCAACGGATTTCTCCGCAACTTTTGCATTTTGTTTAACTCCAAGAGCTACACCACTTGGTATGAACCTTGCCTCTTTAGCAAATTTTTTTGAAGGGGATTCGATATGTAAAGCTATTTTAAAAGCGTCCAACATAGAAGTACCTAATGAAGACATTTTGGAAAAAAGCGAACTTGATGTATCATCTATTCCATTTATCACACCATTAATGACATTCGCACCAACTTTAGAATATTGATCATCCTTAGATTTTAGTTTTAACAACATCTCTTCTGCTGTTTTTTCAGCTTTTTTGCGAATATCAGGGTCTTTTGATCTTAACCCCTTCACTACATTATTGTATTTTTCTTGACTTACTCCAAAATATTCTTCTGTATCACCACTAAACATTTCCATAGCTTTCAATGACATGTTTTTTATAGCTGAGCTGTATTCAGGACTTCTTGTATCGACCACTTCAGTTAGTTCCTTTATTTCTTTTTCTTTTTCTTCAACTCGCTCTTTTGCTGCCTTTATCTGTGCTTCTGTTACTTTTTTATCTCCATTTTTTTGCTTTTTTAATAAAGATTCGTAATGATACTTTGCACCGGCTTCTTCTTTCTCGAGTAATTTCTTTTTTTCTTGATATGTTTCACCAGCAGATTCTTTGATTTCTGTCTGTATCTTAGCCCAATCTTTTGCATTTTTACTGCTTGCTAAAGTCATATTGTTCTCATAATTTACAATAGTGTTTGTGTGCTCGTTATAGCTTTTTTCATATCCGTTAAGTAGCTTTTGTTTTTTATTTATATCATCTTCCATGATCCAGTAAGTGGTTGCTCTTGCGTCCTTAGCTTCGGATGCGCCTTTTTGCCAATTAGTACCGTATTCTTTGACCAATTCATTTTCAATTTTTTGCTTTTCGGCTTGCTTATCCAATATACTGTTATTTAGTTCTGCGATTTGATTTGCTTCTTGCATCTGTTTATTGATAGCTTCCTGGTATAGTGGTTCTTGTGCATCCAATATTGCTTTAACACGTTTTTTCTGTATTAATTCATCGATATTTCCATTAAGTTCATTGTATTTACCTATGATGCCATCTGTCATGGTATATTCAGTTCCTAACGCTTCATTAAGCTCGCCTAAAATAAAATTAGCTCTTGCTTCATAACCTTTTTTAACTTTTCCGTTTTCATCAACAAGGTAACTTAATTCGTTGCGCAATTTCTGTGTGTTTTCTATCTGACTTAGATCATTCTTCAGATTTTCTTCTTGCGTCTCTTTCAAATCTTTCCATTTGTCATTGGCTTCATCAAGTGTAGCTTGCAGCTGTTTCGTTTCTTCATTTGCATCGCCCATCGTTAATGTAAGTGCGACAATTCCTGCAGTTAATGCCCCGACCGCGGCCACTATCATCAACGTAGGATCAGCAGCCTTAACAGCATTCCACGCAGCATGGGCTGCTGTAGAAAGATTGATTTTTCCAGTCAATACACCGACTGCGACTTCTCCCATAGTCAATGTATGGTTCAGTGCGGCTTGTGATAATGTAGTTCCAGCGTTAGCACCTTGAAATAGTTTTAAAGACAATACAGCTTCATCAAACGATTGTTTTAACGGCATTACCGTCGCCTTGGCAATATTATATGCTTTTAAAGCAGCCATTCCGCCGCCAACCGTCGCTAAAACTGTAGCAAGCTCTGTTCCACTATCAACAACGAATGCAAATCCATTAATAAGTGGCGGTAAAGCATCTGCGGCCAATTCAATCGTTTTAGTTATCAATACTCCAAAACCTTCTGCTATCTTATCAACACTTTCTCCTAGCTTGCCGTTTTCCATATCTCTTGATAGCTCGTTTATGCTTTCTTGTGCGGAATCCATCGCCCCTTTTAAGGGCTCTTCAAACTTGCTATATGCCTGTATGCCGACATTTTCTAAGCTGTTGATAACCATTTTAGATTTTTCTTTGAATGTATCCGTTACCTTATCATAAGCCTCGCCTACAACATCGGTTTGTGTTTCCATTGCTTCGAGATTATTAACAAATGTCTGAGCATTATCCCCTGCCATAGAAAGGGCTGCCTTACCCGCTTCTAACGATCCAAACATATCAATTAAAGATTTTTTATTATCAGCTGCATAGCCTTCCATGTCCACGATAATATCAACGAGCGTGACACCCTCATCCATCAACTCTTTGAAGGATTTTTTGCCATATCCCATCTCTTCGTACATTTTCATCATGGCCTTGTTGGCTTGGGTTCCGTTCTTTCCTAATTCTGCAATCAATTGATTAAGCTGTGTGGTTGCCTGTGCGGTCGGAGTACCTTGCGCGGTCATACCAGCTAACGCTGCACCCACTTGTTCAAAAGATACACCCATAGCTGATGCCGTAGGGGTTACCTGACTCAATACAGACCCTAACTCATTAACGGTAGTAATACCTTTATTCTGTGTCTGCATCAACACTTTATGTATTCTATCGGTTTCCGAAACATCCATCTTATAGGCATTTAATACCTTGGCCGTTGCAGTTGTAGCGGTGTTGATATCAGTAAATCCAGCTTTGGCTAACTTGGAATTTTTTTCGAGAAATCCTAAAGATTCTGACATATCATCGCTGGCTGGAATACCGGCAGATAAGGCATCATACATCGTATTACCAAGTTCAGACGCAGCCAATCCGGTCTTATTTGACAGCTCCAGCATCTTTCCTTGATATTGCGCCATATCAACTTGTGCATCGCCAAATAATGTGCTAGCTTTTGCATTTGCTTGCTCAAATTCTGATCCTAATGAAATAACAGCTGTACTCATAGCCGCTACTAAAGCAACAATGGCCGCAGAACCTGCTGCGACCGTATTTTTCATGGCTGTTATCCCCTTATTAAGTCCTGACTGATCTATTTTTGTATCAATTACGATACTGCCATCACTGTTCACGATTCCACCTCTCTTTCGGGTAGTTTCATACCATTGGCCAATATATTTGCGAACGCATTAGCCTTGTGCGTAACGTTTGTCACTTCTGGCAATGCATAGATACGCTTCATTTCCGCATAATATTTACGCTGTTCAATTGACATATCACTGGATATTCTAATCGTCCTAAAGAGCATTGCCTTTTTCATTTGGGATTCTTCTGGCAATTCAACGAACATTTTTTTAAATTTCCACCAATGCAAATATTTAATATTGCTGAGATCAATTCCATAATAATAAAGAAAAGCAGTGTAGATGAGATATTGATCGTATTCATAAGAATACAAACGTTTCATCGACTGCTTTCCTTTTTTAGTTTCATTAGAAGTTTCTCCGCATCTGAAGAACCAAAGCATCTGATCTATAGCTTCTGATACTGCATCTGGAACATAACCATAATAAAGTTCTAGTGCCTTATTAACCTTTTCTATATCAGATTTATCAGATTCCATTAGTAATTCAAATCTTATACCAACACGAAAATCTGATGATATCTTTACTTCATGACCTGCCAACAAGACACTTTTAGGTGTACGATCAAGCAGTATATTCATTTTTAGCGATTTCCTCAAAAATAAATTGAACTACTCTACAATGTTCTTCAATGTCCATAGGGCGGTCAAGGAAGATGTTATCATATGCATGTTTTCCTAAGGTATCATCTAAAAATCGTTTTGTTATTCTAGAAACATCAATATTTACGCCAATCATGTCTTTAACATTCTTTGACTCCATTTTTTTGATAATGGATGTCATAGATAAAGTGTATCTTTCGATTGCTTTCATGGTCTTGACATCATATCTGATGTAGTATTTCTTTCCTCGAATACTGATCTGTCTTTTTTTTATTTTTTTATCTTCAAATGCAAAGTCCTTCATATTGTTTCCTCCTTATTTAGAGCTTGTTGGCATTGGATTCGACGAATCTGATGCTTCTGTGAATTTTAAATTCTTTGTATCGAAAGTACCCTTAACAGGATCACCTTTATAAAGTAATGAACCTGTTAAAGCCATTGAGTCGCCACCGGCTCCAGAGCCGCTATTATCAACCTTGATTGCTACTTTTTGTTTATAAGCAACGCAAGTTCCTTCAGCACTTCCTTTTAACCACATATAGCAATTGACGATTTCTGTTTCACAGTCAGCCCCTACTTTACGTTCACGTCCAATATTTGATATAAAGGTAGTTACTGCATCTTCTTTGTCTAGATCAGCCGTGAAATCAAAAGTTGGTGAATATGCTGTAATGCTATTAGTTCCTGATTTTTGATGGATGTAGTGGCTATCTTTGGTTTTTGGATTCAGATTCTCAGTAAGATCTGAAAAACCTTCACCAATTAATGCCCATTTAGGTGTTTCTGTATCTCCAATGTTTAGATATGATAATAATTCACAACGTGCTGCAATTGACATTTTATTACCTCACTTTCTTTTTATATGTCAGTTTATACATAGCCATAAAAGTAGCTATATTGTTTTGTTTCCCTGTATCATCTGCAGGGGTTGATACCATTTCTATCTTCACCGGCACATAGCCGGGCAAGGTGAGATTTGGAAAATGATTTTCTGTTTCCATATCGAAGATATCTGCCATGATGTTCAATGGCTTCGTGATCGCCAATATGCTGTTGAGATCATTGACCTTTGCTCTGTGATAGATGGCAAATGGCAATTCTGCTTCATAGCCTCCGATAATATTCGTCTTTGTCTTGTAAGCAGTGGATACCTGCTTTACTGCCATTGCCGGAGTTTTGTCCGCGAGGTACTCAATTGATATAGGTACACCAATATTAAGTTCCTGCAGATATTTATACATGCTTTCTATGACCTGCGAATTCTCCTGCGAGGTTACGTTATTTCTATCGTCCATTCCTATACACCTTCTTTGCTATTTTCAACCAGTTATCTTTGTACAAAGCCTTTGAACGCTCAAACCAGTGGGAACAGGCCATCGGATGGACCTTTCCAAAATTCAGTTTTTTATCAGTTTTGATTTTCGTTTCTCCACGCCTTGCCCAGGGACTATGCGTTATCTTCCCGATCATCATATACCCATAGTACAAAAACCTTGAGTATGGTGTGTTGTAGATGATAAAATCATCATCGCTCTGGAGACTATGCATGATGGAATTTTTAAGATATCCTTCTTGCATCGGTACAAATTTCTCTGTATCCTTGATGATTTCGCTTTTTAGAAGACGTTTAGCTCTTTTTGTTTGGCGGTTCAGTCTTGCTTTTACTTTAGCTTCATTGAATTCAAACCTACTCATTTGCGATGATCTCCAGAAAATCAGGCTCATCGTTTACTGGGTTGACCTCCACGATACTATTTACGGTATACTCATGGCCTTTATATACGATAAGGTCCACATCCGGACGCAAAGTGAAATGACTTTCTGTATTCTCCAGTTTTTCAAATTCCCGAGGCTCTTTATAAATACGTTTTTTTGCACCTTCAAAAGCCACTAAGTCATTCATATCGACTATGACCAGTAAGTCCCCAGTAGGCTGGATACCCTTCTGTAATTGCTTCATTCCATATGCTGCATCTGCGCACACATGATTCATAGTTGTGGTCTGATACTTTGCTACGCCATCCAGCTCTGCCACCTTATTTCTGATAAGTATCCTGTGCGGCCGGATAAATCTAGGTGAACAGATCATAGGGACATCGTCAACAGGCCTGTCTGCCGCATAGCATTACGCAATTCTGTGACCATCACCGGCGATAACGGAACATTGTTGAACATAGGCACCTGTTTCCCTTTCATCTGATAATTGAATCCTTTCGTTGATACTGATGTTACATTAAAATCAGAATTACCGTTCAGAGCAGCTTTCCCGCCGTTCTCAGCAATAAAGTCTACCTGCATCGTAATCAAATCGCTGAAATCGATATCGTACTCAGTAAGTTTCCTGACTTTCCAATACGGAATGTTGCTTTTGATATAAGAATCAATCAGCCGGCACACGCCAGGCTCCAGCTGATCGAATTCATATTCATCAAGACGACCGCCACAATTCCGATACTGCGGATATGTGATCATAGTTACCTCCTATTATACTTCCTCTACAAGATAAATGCGACCGTTTGTCAATCCCTTGATAGCTGTAACACCTTCGCCAAGAGCTGCCTTTTCCGCTTCATCTGTAAGTGTTCCATCTGCAGCAGTAAACTTCACAGTAGATGCATTCTGGACACGATATGTCTTACCTGCTTCTAACCCGGTGATCGTTTTATCCCCTGCTATACCAAGGCTGTCCTTTGCTAATTTCACCACACTTACAGGAGTAGATATTTTCACTTTACGGAAAACACCGGCTTTTTTGCTATTCTTCAGTACGATACCTGCCAGCATTTCAACTTCCCCTGTCTTTACAGCTCCAGGTGCTTTCATATCAGGAAGATATGTCTTGATGATTTTTTCACCTTTCGGGCTGATACCGTGGCATGCATCCAGACCGATCGTCACAGCATAGATGGAGGTTTCTCCTGCTGTGTCTGTAGCAACACAAGGCACAGTGGTCGAACCGTCATAATACTCACCCATATCTACCATAGGGATGCCATCATAATTATCCACCTTACGCCCAAACGCATCCTCTGTCTGCGTAAAATATTTCAATTCACGAGCGACTGCACTCATAATTGTTTTCATGCGACGGTTCATGAGCAGCATATCCGGACGTCCATCCAATGTACCAAGCCACTGGTCCAGTTCAAACACGAATTTTTTGCTGTTTGCAGCGATTTTAGTTTCATCTGAAAGGTCGATAGATGTTGAAGGAATATATTCTGTACTTGTTCCTTTTACGAGCTTTTCCAAACCATCAAAATCAGTTTCCTTATTTGTAGAATCTGCATTGATGAAATCGTAATGGAACTTGTTGGATGCTGCTTTCGTCTTCTGCTGCAGCTGAAATGCTATTTCAGATTTTGCAGCTGTTTCTTCAAGTACACGATCTACCTGAAAACTACCACCGAAGATCTTGAGATCTGCACTTTTTTTCGTTTTCAGAGCCTCTCCTGGCTTATACTCTTCGTTTAATTTACGTCCTTCAGCTGTGGAAGGGGTGAGTAGCTGCATATATCCGTATGTCATAGTACTGCCACCAGTACCTGGTGAAACAGTGTTGTCGAATATCAATTTATCTAAAAGAAAAGAGTCTCGGCGGAACTCATCAACGACCATCTGGTCTACTTTGTCGGCCATACCGACTTTTGCTTGTGCTAATGTTAATGGCATTATTCATCACTCCTATTCTTTGCCATAGTGATCTTCTAGGGCTGATTCCCAAGTCGATTCTTTTGTTTCTGGTTTATTGTTATGATTTCCTCCAAGGTTCACGTTCTGTGGATCATCTTCCTCAAAGAGAAAACCGTTGTCTTTTTTGATGTTATCCAGTTGCTCTTTCAAACCGGTAACTGTACCATCATCATTCAGTTTAATGATGTCAGTATCCAGAAAGGCCATCAATGCTTTTTCACTCTTTGGCTTCGCCTCCACAATCGCTAGTTTGATAGCCGCTTCCTTTTTAGCGGATGTAAGATCATCCTGGTATTTCTTCTCCCAGTCTTTTACGTCCTGCTGCAGTTTTGCTACATCCACACCATCGAATTTTTTGACAGTGTCGGATAACTCTGTAATCTTTGTATCCTTGGTTTTGATTTCTGTATCCTTATCCTGAATCTTTTTATTCCAATCAGTGACGTCTATCTGATGCAGATTCATGATACTATCGATCTGTTCCTTAGTGATTCCTTCAATTTTCTGTAAATCTTCTCGTTTCATAAATATCCTTTCCGTCTACGCTTTATTAACGTGAGTTGCTCTCACTGACTCGCTCGCCTTTTTACGCCTTGCGCTGGGGCTATTGTAAATATGATCTAAAATAGGGCAGTTTACGTCCTGGTGGATCATTCATATAATGCACTCCTTTCAAGGTAAAAGAAAAGCACCCATTATGAGTGCCTAATCGCTATATGCTATTTTATCAATGATTCGTTCTGCCGCTCTACCGATATCGGTGATATCATCATTCTCGTCCATCGTGAAGACAGAAAACTCATCAAGTGCATCTATTAAATCGTTTGGATCAGATGATGAAAGAAGTTCATCTGCATTCTTTAAATTCGTTTTGATAAATTCAATTTCCTTTTCAGTCAACTTCATTTCGTACTCCTCTCCTACCTTTTTGGTGTTACCTGTATAAGCTCTCTTGTGTTTGGATTCAATGTTACAAAGCACGTATCCGTTATGTATCTTCGACTTGGCTTTCCATTCCCTCTTAACGGCATATCTTTAACTACACCACTCAACAATGCTTCTTTTGCTTCTTCGATAGACACACCTTTTCTCATACCTTTTACAGGCTCATTACTACTTTCATATTGACCTATGATGCGATCGATGAAGTGTGTTTTATACCCTGATATTATTATACCACCTTTTGCTTTCAAACCGACAAGCTGTTTTTCGATATTTTCAGCTATTGATCTATATGTATCAAAGGATACAAAGGAAGAAATATCACCTTTTTTCAAGGCTGTCTCATATCCTTTCAGCAGCTTATTGTTTTTCCTTACCGTCGTTTCTTTGATCGTAATAGTACGCTTCTCAATCATCTCCCTAGCGTAATTACGTTTCATATCCGGATGTGCTTTCAGGAAATCCGCCTGGCGTTTCTGCCATTCTCTGACTTTCCTTGCTTCTCTGGTGTTGTCCACACCACCAGCCTTGTTCACGGCCTGCCTGCGCTTCCATTCACGGATCTTGCGCTCATTATATCGCTGTTGTTGATCAAGCTCGTAGTGCTCTTGATTTTCGCTAATACCGTAATGTTCAAACGTTTTATTAGATATACCTTCAAAGTATGGGTAAAAGCTATGCCTGCAATTCCATCCTCCGAGCCCTGCACCGGTGCCATATCCGGTGGCCTGTTCAAAATTCTGATAGTTCTTATATTTCTTTTTCCACCAGAAGACTTTTCCTTGCCACTCAGCATGGCTTGGCCTTGCTCCCATATGTGATGTAGTGATTACAAGATTTCCTCCCATATCGTCGAAGTTTTTTTCCTGACACTTACAAGCGGTCTGATTGACACCTGAACGTATTACATTACGTATCACGCTGTCAGGCCGTCTATGTGTGCCACTTTGATAATCGATCCACTGCAATCCGGTCTTAGCAACCCTATCAACAGCAAAACCAACAGCTTCCTGTTGACTGAAAGCTCCACTCTGTATTCCAAGATATGTCTGATCGAGTGATGAGATTAGCAGCTTTCTCGCCGTCTTTGCTGTGGTCTTACATATATTGCGAATTTCTCCATTTGTAGCATTGACACCCTTAAGGATAAGCTTACTTAGACTTGCTTTGTCATATCTGGATGTATTGATAAGCTTTCTATCGTATGCCTCTTTGAAAATCAGGTTATCTGACTCTACCGCCTCATATGCAGCGTTGGATATGATTTCTGAAACTCGCTGTTCACTGATTTTCAATATCTCAGTGATTTGCTTCTTAATTTCAGAATCATGCATTCCTAGTGCTTTTGCACGATTTAGCTGATAACGTGCGGTACTTGTCATTTCATATTTATTTTCGTATATTCGTCTAGCAATGTCTTCCAGTATACTTGTTTCAAGCTCAGTGAATAAGTATTCTATCTCATCAGAACAATGTGCAAGATAATACGGATCCAGCATCAGTCATCCTCATAGGTAATACCTTTTTCTTTATTCGCCGATTTCAGTATCTCTTTTGCCTGTTCTTCAGTTTCACCCAGCCATTTTACACGCCATTCCCATTCTAACATGATACCAGCACTCACCAACTGCATGTCCATAAGCTTTTCTGCCTCTTCATCATTGAACATCGTATTGTCAAATTTCACAGTGATCTTAGCATCCGGATTCACTGGCTTCCCGCATAGATCCCTTCCAATAGTGAGAATCGAACGCGTCATTTCTGTCAAGATATCCTGTATCACCACACGCTGCTTCCAAACACTTTCTGTCAAATCTTTACTGCTTGCCTTGACCTCGGTTGCTGTTGCCATCGTTTGTATACTGAATTGATATTTATTCTGACCAAAACCTACCTTTGAAGAGAGCAGATTCAGTGCAAATTGGATACCGTTCTTATTCTCTTCCACACGCAGTGATGGATTGTATTCCTGGAAGAATTTATCTGCTGTTGGCATCTGTTGTCCGACATTGACAAACATGCTCTGTTCAATTGCTTCTCCAGCCATTGGTTTCTTGATGATAACAGGCTTTCCATTGCTATCAAGCTTCGGTTTACCGTCATTTCCCATTACAGTTATATCCTCTGTACTGATGACATCCTGACTCATGAATACCTTCTTGCGACCTAAAATAAAATCTGTATACATGTTGTCATAGGCGATATCACATACCTGAAGCTGGTCTATCGCATTTGCAAATATCGATATCCCCATTGGTATCGTTTCAAGGATATTGTTTTCGATGTTTGGCGTCAATATGAAGAAAGGCTTCGCTGGAAGGATGTACCATAGTGCTTCTCCTCTCGGATTGATGACGACCGGCGAATATGAATCGCCGCTTTTCAGATAATAATGATTTTCAACCTTGTAACGGCCATCTTCCAACTGCAGCATGATCTGCAGATACATATAAGACTTTCCTGATATTTGTTTACTGCTGGCGAATGCGCATTCAGTAATATCATCACCATCCCATGATAATGGAATGATGCAGCAGGCTTCTTTGATACACTTGATTTTTACACTTTCCGCTGTCAGCTTTCCCTTCAACACTTTTGCTTTGTGGGGCACTAGGATGAACGCAGCTGTTCCTAGAGCATACTCTTTTTCTACGGTCTTGTTGCCGTTCTTCCAGAACTTAGACAATCCAAAAACGCCCCCAGCTTGTTCAATTTCATCACCAGTGACAAATTTCTGAGATTCGTTTATTTTGCTATCTTTGCTGTCGTCTTTACCATCTGTGCCAACATCTACCGTTTCGTCAATAACCACCGTAGTCTTATCATTTAAAAGGAGGTTTGCCCAGTCCTCGCATACCTTTTTCGCCATCTTCAAGGATTTACGTTTCATTGTCATTAACTCTTTTTCGATGTTGGTCACCTTGTACTGATGAAATTTTGGCACATATCCCTGCCACCACTGTTTCCAGTATTCGATGTTTCCATAATACTGTTGTAATTCTTCCGGAATTTCATGTCCCAAATCCTTTAGAACCTCATAAACGTTCTTCATAGCATCCCTCCTATCTGAATGCGGTAATGTAATCCATAAAAAAGCTCCAACTGTAAAAATGTGCATCGAAGCTGTCAACATCGGTAGTAAAATCATCCAGGATAGCATCCTCATCCTTTTTTTCATCGTAAAGGACCGTAGCCAATGCTTCTGAAACTGTTGGTACATTCCGGAATAACATACGCTTCTGACCGAATAGCAGGTTGTAGACAAGAATTCTGTCTTTCCCTTCTACCTTTTTGCAATCACATACAACCGTCGTATACCCAGCCCGCTGTATATATCCTCGGATACTGTTCAGAATCACCTGTTCCGCATTATCAACGAAGATATAGGCAGGATAATATCCCTCTAGGATGCAAAGCTGTATCATTTCCACACATGCACGGCAAATACTTACCGTATCGATCGTACCTTTTGCATGAATGATCTTCTTTTCTAAGAACGTACAGACAGAGCTGTATCCTGGTGTTATACCAGTAGCTGCTAGTGTGGAATGCGATTTCGTTCCACCGATATCCAGCCCGATATTAACCATCTGAAAAAAAGGAAGTATCTCTACTTCCCAAAGTTTTGGGTTATCTGCATATGGTTTGAATATCAGTCCTTCAGCGTTACACCACTCTCCAAGGATATACCGGTTATACTCTACAGTACCGAAATACTCCTTTTTCAGTTCTTCCCTGACATCTCCAGGCAAGAAAGGGTTGTCATCCAGCTTATACTGCTGACAGTACACATCTGCATCACTGTCGATGAATAATTTTAGCCAGTGCTTAGGATGCTGTGGGTTTCCGGTGCCATCAAACAGACTATATCCAGTTCTCAACCGTGATTTCAGCAACTGAAAGACTTCTTTGTTCCAGTCAACTGTTTCATCGCCATAGCAATATTTCAATGTGGATCCACGCAGTCTAGCGACTGAGCTTATCTTTTCAGCTCCTAATACATAAGCATCCTCACCAAATAGATGGACCTTATTGGTTCCTTTCCGTATATCTCCTACCAAGTCAGATCCCCAGTATTCACGCATCGGCTCCAGCACGTTACGTTCGACTGTTTGCTGTGTAACACCTATTAGAGCATTCAAACCTTCTTTACCGTGGCGCTCCCTTAGCCGTTGCGGTATCAAATAAGTAAAGTCAAGATAAGTCTTACCGGTACCGGTGGCACCTATTTTGAAGTTCCAGCGATGATTCCCTTCGCGAATGAATTCAGCCTGCTTTTTGCTCAGCATCTTTTTGCATCTCCTCCAGAATCTTATCTACCTTCGAAAGTTGATCTTCCTCTCCTTTTGCTATGGTAAGCTTATCCGTCTTCGCCCTAATCTGTGCCAGCTGTGCTTTCTGAATCTCACTGGCAGTATCCCAGTTCTTGTGCAACAACTCATCGTATTCTTTCACAAGTCTTAGCAAAGTTCCGATTGCCCTGGACTGTGCTGACATGAAGGTCGCATGTTTGTCCCATGCCTGTTGAACTTCCCATTTTTCTCCGCAGACGTTGCCGTCCTTTTCTTCGATTTTTTCTACCGTTTTATCTTTCTGGTCTTTGACATACATTAGTCTCTGTCCACGTATGATTGCTGCATACTGAAGTTGGATATTGTCCCACAGTAAATCCAATGGGTCATCCTCATGTATCTCATCTAATATCGCCTTCGTTTCCTCTGGCAGCCACTTCGTAAAAAAGCCATGCTTTTCTGCATGGCGGTTACCTGGAGGACCCGTGGCATTGTGATTGCCAGGTTGTCCCCCGCGTTTTCTTTTTTTCCGAACGTTCGCATCAGATTTATCCGAACGCTCGCTATCCCATTTGTGAGTGGACTTCCAACGCCGAACGGTCCCTTCCGGTAGATCCAGCTGCTTTGCTATGTCTATCAACTTCATACCATCAAGATACATCTGCTTGGCTGGTTCTATCCTCTCATCCGGTTTCTTCGGCATCTTATCACACTCCTTTCAGGGTAAAAGAAAAAGCGCTGATCAACGCTCTCTTTCTTGTTTTTTTTTATTCTTCTTGGATAATCCAGATTCTTATTTTGTGGTTCTGGAAATCTATCATTTTTATTATCATTTTTAAAATATGCCCATAAAGATATTATCTAATTTTTGCAACATCATATCTTTATAGTTTTCTATATCTTTCATGACTACTTTTATTTCATCAATATTTGTAATATGATTTCCAATCAAAGTATCAAACTGGAGAAACTTATCTTTAAATTCTTTTACCTCATTTTCTATACAAAAATCTTTATCATATTTTTCTAATATTATTACTTTATTACTTATTCTCCTACTTAACATTGTATATTTTCTTTGATAATCTCCTGTAAAATATGTTATCGTAATTTCTTCAATATCTTTTTTTATTAAGTTTAGAGTCTCTTCTATTTTTGATTGCCTTATTCTTTTATCTGATTTTTTCTCAACCAAATAATATGAAACAAATAACATTATTATTAAAGTTAAAATATCAAATAGGCTCATTGAAAAAAAGTTTTTATTATTTATATTACCAATAATTAATACAACAATCCCGACTATACAAACATATTTAAACCAATTCTGTCTCATATTACTATTGTTTTTTCTCATCATTCGCATTCTCTATATAGCCATCAATTCTTGATATTTGCAAGGGATCATCATTTGAAATTATTTTTATGATTTTTTTTACTTTATCTTTTCCATAAATTCTCGCCAACCCGCCAAAACTCTCTTCTAAGAAAGAGCTAGGATAACCATATGTATCATCCAGGTCTATTTCTAAAACATCTTTTTTTTCAAGCGCTTTTAAAAATAATTTTTTCAAAATATTCTCTCTAAAATCCTCACCAGAATATTCACCATCCGTTATATATCTTCCGCCAGGAGTATTAGTGTACTCATCACTTATTTTATAATACATTTTTATCCTCCTTCATTATTTCCCAATAAAACATGGTTCCTAAAAATTTTTCTGATAATTCTGTAACAATTGCTTTTTGTCTATCATCTTGATCAAACTCACACAGACATGCACCTGATATAACTTTTAAGTTATCCGTTTTCCTATCAATTTTAAAATGGTTATATATTTCAGGTAGACCTTTACCACGATATGATTTTTCTGTTCTGGTTCTAAATCCTCCATTATTTAGACCTGTTAAGAGTAGTATAGAATCAGCACTGTTTTCATCAGCAAAGTTATTTAAGATGCTAGTAAGATAACCATCCTTTTCAAAATCCTCATTTGATAAGGTTAACATATATTTCGACATAGTTGTAGGAATTCCAACACCTGTATCAATAAAAGTGTATCTTATTCTGTCACTAGAGTTTTCAGCAAAAATAAACCATTGCGTTTTTATTTTTTCTTTACTATCATATGCATGTTGTCCAGTATTAGTCATCATTTCTATTAGCATATCATATAAGAAACCTGTAAATTTGGTCGTTTTACCTATATTAACATTAGTGAAATCACAAATACTTTTTGCTAAATCTACATTTGTTTTATTTCCCATTTTTATATTAAAGTAATTGCAATTTTCTTTAATTTCAATATTGCCAGCATTAAAATAATCAGCTATCCCTGACGATAACAAAAATGATCTTAAGCCTTCATCCTCTGGGGCTAAAACATTAAATTTAGGTTTGAAGTCACTGTTTATGTTAATAGATATTGCTATCATATAAATGACTGCATCTATAGTCATTACATTTATTTCGCTTAGATCAAAACGAATTTTAACAAATTTTTCGACTCTACTAACATAATTAATTATTTTATTAAAATAACGCAGCGTTTCATGAGGATTTTCTATAAAGCTAAAAACTTTTGGCGCTTTAAATGAATATTTTTCATATAAAGCGCTAGGTATCTTTTCTTTCTTCTTGTACGTATTTATTAAACATTGTTTTATGTATTCTTGTTTTCTTCTACCACCAATTTTTACATTCCCCATTTTTATCCCCTTATCTTTTTCTTTAATTCTAACACATCTGATTACAAATAAAAAGCACCTAAACTTAATTAGATGCCTTACATAAGGGGAGAGAAACAAAGACCAACAGGATACAGGGAGGTGAAGGGGGCTACCTCCCTGCTATATCCATGCTACTACTATATCACGCTTGACATGGAAACGGGTTTCCATTTTAAGAAATTTTCCTTGCAATGTTCGTCACGATCCTCTTTGATACCTTGCACACATTTCCTTTTGTCGTAAAGCACTTCTCTGCTACCGCCTCCGCATTCTCACATTGATTGTTGATCAGATATTCCACGACGATCTCACGATGGACATCGTTCTTGATGTTATCCACCCAACCATTCACTAGCTCCATGGCCATCTCATGTTTATCCTGTTCCTTGATAAGCTCAGATTCACGTGAAAGCAGCTCATTCTCCCAAGGTGATAGGCTGCCCTTGGAGTCCTTCGACACCTTGATAATACCAGTCGATGTAGATCCACAAGACAGCTCCTCTGCGATGCTCATCAATTCTTCCTGGATGAGATCAGATGCGTGCTTGTGATACAGGTAGTCTGTAAAACAGCCAAGCACATGTTTCTCTTTGATTCCCAACAGCTCATCATCCAACACCTTCTTTACTTTAAACATCAGCTCACACCTTTCATATCACTCGGTTATTGTTTACCATTACCAAGCAAGTACGCTTTCCAAGCGTCCTTATCTTCGCACTTCACATGACAATCCTTCTCTGATTCTGACGGGCAATCCGCGACACAACAAGGAGACTGTCGTGCCATATCTGCAAGTATTTTGCATGCTTTATCTAGCGCGTTTTCAAATATCTTAATATCATTAGCATTTGTCATTTTTCATTTTCTCCTTCAATGGGCACCATCGAGGTGATGTCTTGATTGCTAGCCTATTCCCATAGCTTCCATCAAATGCGCTTGCAGATCCAATGACGTAAGGTTTTCCATTGCTATAGCGCAACTTAGTGCAAGTATCATTTACTCTATGATCACATTCACTACATTTAGGTGTTTTATCCATTATTTTACCTTATCTCCTATTCGTCGTTTCGCTTTTTTTACACTGGCTGATGGCTTGAATCAACTTTGCAATCTGAATTCCGGATCTAGTTAAATCAGAATTTTTCCGTATAAGTCCTCTTTTATTCAAAACTGCCAACGTTTTTCTGCTAATCAGTTCTAAATTGCTTAATTCAATATGTGTTCTATCGCCATCGAGAAACAATAGGCAATGACCATCAGGAACTGGTCCATACATATCCTCCCACAACAGCACATGCTTTTGTTTCCAATTCACCTTTTTAGGCGCTTTGGGGACATTATTCACCTTGACCCATATGTAGCCATCAGCAAGGAGCTTTTCTGTTCCTACGGGATCTGTATTAGGGTGAAGAACACCAGGGGAGAACCATGTCTTTTCAGAACCTTTTGCACATACACCTTTTTTGCCCTTATTTGCTGGTACATGTCCTTTCGTAAACCTTCCTGTCAAACCACTGCTCAATCCATGGTTTCCCTTGTAACTTTTCATCATTTTAACCGTCACACAAGTATGAAAGACATAATTGAATACATCTGTAAGCTCCTTATTGCTCTTTCCACGATAATTCTGTCGTATCCATTCCTTTTGTTCATCTGTGTAACTATGCATCCTTGCTCACCAATTTCAAATTCTCAGGAATCTGATCACTTCGTCTGATGCCATATGCTTCATCGATGTATTTCTGTGAATTAAGCGCTAAGGTACCATTGTCGATGATATTTGTTGCAATTGCAGTCATGGCCTTTGAACGCTTGATTTCTATTTCCAATTGCTCTGGTGATAAGTCTTCATCATTTAAACGTTCCATCTGTTCGAACAGATGATTGTTCAGATCTACTAATGTGTTCTTCATTTCTTTTTTCTCCTTTTCTTTCAGGATACAGGATATCAAATATGTTTTCCTGTTCCATACCCTGTTCTCTCAAAAATTCTTCCACCGTCTTTTTCATTTCAATTCCTCAATCTTTATGTAAATACCAGGATGTACAGCCCAAAACTTTTCTACGATTTCTCTGCATACAAGCGCATCATCTTTCCAATAGCCACATTTTGTCATGCTGTCTTTCAACAGCTTCTGTAGATTGTCTGTATCAGGCCTGGTATATTTATACTCACCATCATGATGCTTGCCAGTAATCGGAAAACACCATTTAGTTATCAATACCACAGGAACGACATATTGTTTGCTAGGTATATGCTTTGCTAGATGCGCCTCAAGCTTCGCTCTAGCTGCCTTTAGCTTAGGAGGATCATAGAATCTTCCATTGGTAATTTTATGCTGTTGAGCTGTTGTAGTAGGTGGTATCATTGGCATGAAGAATTCAGTCATCATTTACAACCTTATACCGATACATAGTTCCGCAACCATTGTAATCATAAACTACTTTCTTGCATCTTCTACATACCAACTTTCTTTTATCCAAAATTTCAACGCTAGGACCACCCATGTATGGATATGTAGTCTCTATATCAACCACAACATACTCATGCTGCTCACAAGGACACAGAATCTCTTCCAGCTGCTTCAACCTGTTTTGCAAATTCTGATTGCTGCTTAACAGCTTTCTGTATTTTGATTTTTTGATAAACATCACTTACTACACTCCTTAAGTGCACATTCCGTACATGCCACTTGCTCAGCGATTCCAACCTGCTTTGCCCATTTTTTATTATTTGGATCAGGAACATTCTTCATCAACGGCATACAAGCAATACTTAATTTACCCATTAATGTCACCTTCTTGATTTTTCCAATCTTCGATGGTCTGCATCAAGTATTCTGCACCTTCTTTACTGTTTATCAATTCTTCTCTATCTAAAACAAATTTAACAAGATATTTAACTTTGCCACTCTTTTCGTCTTTACTTATAAATCCAAATTGTAACTTCCCTGCTTTGTCAAAACATCTCATAAAATGTTTTCCAAATTTGATGATTTCTCCTTCTTCGGTTTCCCAATATTTTTTCATTTTTCTTTTTCCTTTCTTTTTTCGCGGATAACGTATAAACGTTTTTGGAAGGAAATTGTCCGCACCTCAAGCGGGACATTTTCTTTCAAAACTTACGTTTTTATGTATACTAGACATAATCATTAATGTACTACTACGCACGCGCCCGTACTACTCGCGCGCGTTATATATATAGCCTGTTAAAATTGCTAGGGACAGACGGACAATAACATGTTTTTGTCCCTAAGAGGGACAGGGACAATTACTGTTTTTGTCACTCATTTTTTCTTCCTACAATGCCTTCTTTTATCCAAAATCCTCCATGTTCTTTTATGTATCTTCGCACTGTTTTTTCACCAACTCCCATATATTCACCTAATGATTTTACTGTCACTTTTTCATCGATTCCGCAAGCACCATATGCTGTTTCAATGGACATCTTTCGCTCCTTTTTCTTTTCTCCTGGATCTTTTCTTTTTGTCATGGCTTTCTTCCATGCAGGCTGATCATTATCTGGATCAACGTCTTTGAGCACACCGCTGTTATCGATCTTATGTATTGGATAATCAAACCAAGCATTGATTGGTTGAAACTTTGGAAACTCTCGCAATGTACCTTCTATACGCCACGCTGTGCGCTCATTCACGGCTTTGCGAACCTCTGCTACCTCTATGAGCATATCTTCGTATACGGGCTTAATTTGAGCCCTGCAAATAGCCAACATTTCTTTCTGGCTGCATAGATCATCAAGACTTGGTATATCATCCTTGCCAAATTTTTTGAGCCACTTCAGACATACTCTACATACCTCTTTATTTGATTGTTGTTCTAATAAAGATTCAGATGTTTCAAGTTCTATGAGGTCTAGCAAAGCATCCGGATCACGCGCAAACACACCAGAACCTGAAGCTCTGTCCATAGCTCTTTTGCCGCCCTGTGAACCTTTTGAGTGATGATGACAATAGATCACAGCACAGCCTAATTCTGTGCACACTTTATCAAATTGATTACAGAAATTGGCCATTTGATCTGCGCTGTTTTCATCACCGGTTATGATCTTATAGATGGGATCAATAATGATAGCTATATAGTTCTTCTTTGAAGCTCTTCTGATCAGCTTTGGTGCTAACTTATCCATTGGTATGGACTTACCTCTAAGATTCCATATATCAATGTTCTTAAGTCCTTTAGGAGTGATCTTCAATTCATTGTATACATCTTTGAATCTATGCAAACAGCTAGCTCTATCTAGCTCTAAATTGACATACATGACCTTTCCCTGTGTACATGGCCAATCTAACCATTTCTGTCCTTCCGCTATTGCAATACACATTTCTATGAGTGCAAATGACTTACCAGCCTTGGAAGGTCCTGCAATCAGCATCTTATGTCCCTGTCTTAACACACCATCAATCAGTGGTGGTGCTAGATCTGGAAGGTTATTCCAATAGTCCTCTAAGCTCTCTGGATCAGGAAGATCATCATTGATAGACTCTATCCATTCCTTCCATTCATCCCATGATGCTTTTCCGATGTTTGTATCTATGAGAAATTGTTTCTTTCCTTTTCTCGTGACACCAGGCATTCTCGATAATCGTGAAGGATTCTTGTTTTGCTGATCGACTTCCAGACCATTCTTTTTACATATCGTATAAAGATAATCGACACGTTTTCTGTATTCATGATAATCTGCTGCATCAATATGCACGATGGCATGAACACTCTTTCCACCACTATAGACGAGACAGGCTACAGGTAGTTCCAGCTCTCTGATGATCGCATTTTGCTTGTCTGGATCTGTAGAATCAGATTCTACAAGTGCGTAACGAAAATCTGTTACATTTTCATTTTTACCACCTTTACCGTCTAAAGGATTGAAACGTATCCATGCTCCTGCTTCTGGATCATAATCTCCTAACACAGCTCCAATGTCTCCATCACATTTTTGCAGTTCCTGTATCAACTGTCCGGCGGTTCTGTCCCAACATCCTTTTGTAGGCATGTGTTTCCCATCTTTATCCCAACTTCGCGTAACATATCCGACGTTCTCATCAGAATCAAATAATATTTCTAAGTAAGTAGTTAGTTCTTTTACAGGTTCCCATTTGATTGGTTCCTTGATTTCTTTACCTTCTATCCAACCTTTATCCAATATAACAAGATCATCACTATCGCAATTGATGACATCATCCCAGCCCAGTTCATGCCCGCCGCTTCGCATCGGCTGCCAGCCTCTGTCCATGGCCATCTGTACGATCGTTCCTCCTGTTACCGGTATACCGGTTCCTTTGAATGTGTCCCACTTCTTGAAACATTCATCCTTATGATAGCGAGATGCATCCTTCATGCTCCATGCGTCCCAATCTGCAGCTGAATATCCTTCATGTTTTAATGCCATACCGACGTTCACCCAGCTTTGATAATCAAGCGAGGAAGGATCTATGTATTTCAATAATTCTATCAAATCGGTATCATGCTGCATTTTTTACTCTCCTTTATATGTTTGCGGATCGATACCATTAGGTATACGCCATCCACATGCTTGAATTCTACTTATCATCTTACTAGCAGATTCAAACTTCCATGTTCCCACGTGCTGGAATCCTTTATTTTCTAAGAAACGTATCTGCTTCGGAGTTGTAAGTCCTTCTGCTTGTCGTTTATGCAATCTATCTAATAAAAGATTAGCTTTACCGGCATTGTCTATTTGATCAGGAAAGATGCCATATTTTTCCAATGCCTTTAGTTGCTTTTCGCTCGCCGGTGAGCATTCCCATCCAAAGGCCGGGACATATGTCGAAAGGTCTTCATCTTGGATGCTCATCTCAAACTGTAATGGATCCACGAGCCTACGCTTACGTTTCTTCATGGCAGCTAATTCTTTTGCTAACGTTTCTTCACGCTGTGATATGACATCATCTGCAGCCTGTTGCTCTGCCTCTTCTATATCAATTGCATATCCGGCATTTTGTTCCATATTTTCGGTCATTTTTTTTGCTACTTCTGCACTTTCACAAATCAATGCAGCAGGATGACATAATTCATGACGTTCGGTATGCCATAAAAAGTCAAGCAGCAATAGTTCAGTCTTTCCCGGTGAAAGACGCGTGCCTCTACCTACCATCTGACAATATAAACTGCGGACCTTTGTAGGACGTAATACGATAACACAATCTACAGATGGGCAATCCCATCCTTCTGTTAATAGCATGCTGTTACATAATACGTTATAAGCTCCCTGATCAAACTTTTCTAATACTTCTGCTCTGTCATAGCTATTACCATTCACTTCAGCTGCTTTGAAACCTGCATGGTTTAATATCTCAGTAAACTTCTGACTTGTCTTAACAAGTGGTAAAAAAACAACTGTCTTACGATCCTTACAGTATTTTTTCATTTCATCTGCTATTTGGAATAAATACGGATCTAAAGCCGTGTCAACATCACCGGCCTTAAAATCGCCCGATTGCATTCCAACCCCTGACAAGTCAATACTTAAAGGTATCGTTATCGCCTTGATAGGAGTCAGAAATCCTTCTTTGATAGCTTTTGGCAACGCATACTCATAAGCAAGAGATTCAAAATAGCAGCCAAGATTACGCATGTCACCACGATCCGGTGTTGCCGTTACACCTAGGACATACGCTTGATCAAAATAAGATAAGACTCGTTGGTAACTATCAGATAGGCAATGATGCGCTTCATCTATGATGATCGTATCAAAATAATCTTGAGGAAATTTCTCAAGACGTTTCGTATTTTGTAAAGTCTGAACTGAACCAACGACGATACGAAACCACTCTCCGATGCAGGTACGATCAGCCTTTTCAACCGAGCATCCTAATCCGGTCGTTTTCATGATCTTGTCTGATGCCTGTTCAAGCAGTTCACCACGATGTGCCATGATCAAGACACGGTTTCCTTTACGAACACACTCTTCCGCAACCTTAGCAAAAACAATTGTTTTACCACATCCCGTAGGCAGGACAAGGAGCGTCTTCTGCGCCCCCTTATCCCATTCTTTGAAAATTGATTCTTTTGCTTCCTGTTGATATGGTCTTAATTCCATCTCCGCTTACCTACCATCCTTTATAAAAATTGTTCTGATGGGGTGTTTGTGCTTGATTTTGTTCCTGATACTGAGGCGCTGGAGATGCTTCTGCCGGATAGAATTTTTTAATATCATTATAGGTGGTACCGTTATATTCACGATGACTTACAGAACATTTTCCCCGGTATCCAGCAATATTCCAATTCATCTTTAATGGTTGACCTTCCTTTTTTAGACCGATACTTGCAAAGAAAGATGATAATTTCCATTCATACTTTGAGTGAAGCATTAAATTTGTTGTCAAGTGTGTTTCTCCTTGCGGTATGGCAATACATACTTTCACCTTGGCCATGTTGCAAGCCGGTGACTTGTCGCTGCCATTGAAACGAGCGCGTTCTACTGACTCCACTACAAAATCATAATCTCCATCAGGGAGGAGAATATACTCCTCCGCATCTTTTACGATTTCATCATCCCAACTTAATTCTCTTTCTTGTTGATAGCTATTATATTGTTCCATTCATATGTCCTCCTTTAAAATGGTAATTGAATTTCGTTCATGAGCTTTTCCCAGCCTTCTGCAGTTGTCAAATATTCAAGAAACTCTGTATCATACTCACGGACCTTCATATCTGCTGTAAAAAATCCTCTTGATGTAGCGACCTTCTGTATCATTGGCGGTGTAACCCCATTGTGTTTCATCAGATCAACCAAAGTTTTAGGCAAACCTGCATAATCATCTTCTTCAAGTTTTTCAGTAGGTTGCTCAACGTGGTAGATCTGTGGACCACTTTGCACATTATCTTTTATATCAAGCATAGGAGAGTGCTCTGGTACAATATCTGGTACTGCTTGACTTATTGAAGGCGATAGCGATATAGGTGTATTTTGATTTACCGATAAATTGCCTTCAATTACATTTCGTATCTGTTCATAATCAAACGGCAATTCCTCTGCAAGACCATCTCTGTTTTTTGCATCCCAGCAAGGGTGATGTGATGTGTACATGACACGCTGTCCACCCTGAGCTTTGTGTTTCTTTCCTTTATCATCTGCAGCAACAGAAAATGTCTTGTAATTGGCAAACAAGACCATGTCTGCCCATTCCTTAGTGAGTGGTGCCGTTTGTGCAGTTGTCTTCTTGCCAAGCTTCAATTCATAGCGATCATATGCGCCCATTTCATTAGGTTGTTCAAATTTACGGATAATCGCATGTGCGGTCAATACAACATTAATATTTGCGATATCGATCACATCCTGTAATTGATTCAGAAAACGTCCCCACTCTTCCGCAACATATGTATATCCATTTCCATAGCCGAAATCTTCAATACCCTTCTTGCCATGAGATCTGCATACTGATTCGACACAAAGACGTTCTGCCCAATCAGCTGTATCTATGACAAGTGTTTTACATGGTCTTTCGTTGATAACATCTGTAATTTCATCCTTTAACATTTGCCAGCTTGTCGGCTTAGGAAGTCTTTTAACGTTCAACTTTTTTGTGGATCCTTCGGTATCTATAAATAATGGATTTGGGAATTTACTGGCGAATGTTGATTTTCCAATACCTTCCGGACCATACACGACAGCTTTAATTGCCCCATGTACGATTCCATCTGTTATCTGATATCTCATTTCCATCCCCCTTTCCAAGCCGGCATAGAATCATCATGAAAACCTTGTTGTGTTATATGATCTTCTTTCACATAACCATCTTCGATAATGATACTGCATTCATCCCCGGTACTTACTCTTGTAGCAATTGCTTGCAGCCCTTCATTTTCCAGCCATTTACCAAATTCTTCCATTGTTTCGATATCCATCTGCTCCAGCTTATCGATAAAAACAAAACCGCATTCTGGGTTCAATTCACGTACGATAGCTGTAGCAACCTTTAATTGTTCAGAACCTGACATGTTATCCCACTTTTGTCCTTTATATGTAATCTCACCATCTTGTACTGATAATTCAGGTAAAGGTAAATGAGCATTATTCAGTAAAGTTATTTTTTGTTCTCTTATCTTTTCAATCGTACCGGTAAGCTTCTCATATTCGTCTTGAAGACGCTTTGCGTCCTCTTCTGCTTTCTCTTTGTCAAGATTAGCACGTACCTTGATATTGACCTGTTCTACATCTGCGATATTTTGTTCAAGTTCTTCAGTAGATTCATCTTGAAGATCCATAGCATCCTTTCTTGCAATTGCCAAATTATTAGCAGCTTCCGCTTGCTTTGCTTTAGCATCCTCTAACTGCTTTTCCAAAGCTGCTACTGTTCGATTGCTCTGATCTAACTCCCATGCATACTGATCCACCTTTTCACGTTTACGAGCATTTTCACCATTGCGAGCTAATATAGCCTGTTGTTGCTGAATCAATTCAGATGCAGAAATTAAATCTTTTGGTGCATCTGCATAATAGATCATTTCATCTGCATATTTTTTCTTACGATCAGCATCACGTCCTACCATCAATCGCTCATTGTATGTTTCTTTCTCTTGGCGTTCTAAATTTTGAAGCTGATCACCTACTCCAATGATCTGAAGCAGAATACTTGCCTTTTCTTTTGATGTAGCCTGCATGAATTTAGGAAGATTCAAAGCCAGTTCTTCAATAAAACCATTCAAGAGCTGTTGACCGCCTTTATTCCCCTTAGGGTCAATGACCTTAAGGCTGCTATTCTTTCCTTTTCGTTCAACAACCAAACCATTGCTCATGACCACTCTCATATTAGGCGGCGTTACACTGCCATCACGAGCAGCAGATGATGGCTTATAACGTTCTCCACCAAGTGCCCAAGCTAAGCTATCAATAACAGATGTCTTCCCTTGATTATTTTTACCTCCAATTACGGTCAAACCTTTTGGTGATGGTTCAACCTTAACTGCTTTAATACGTTTTACATTTTCTAATTCAAATCGATTAATTTTTACAGACATTTCTTCGTCCCTCCTCTATAACTTGTGCTACCGTAAACATAAATTCTGAATTCGTTATCCGACACTTATAAGGTGTAATGCCAATGATCTTCTGCATCTCATCTTCATAATCTGCCCTTATAGCCACAGAGATTGCATAGCGTATGCTCCGTTCCACACGTCCTGGTGTCGATCCTGTTATCTTTGCGATATCCGGATATAAGGATTTCGTTATCTGATGATACTTGCTCTTATCAGCAATTATTAAACTTATGCCTTGCTTGATGCTGTCGAATCCTTTCAGATTTGGTGTGATGCCTAATCTAAATAAGATACTAGTTATATCGTCCATATGCTCACTTGCTCCTATTTTCAAGCTCATGAATTCGATTTTCCAAGATTGCCACTTCTCTCAACTTCTGATCAAAAGCACCTTGCATATTTTCCATATCCATCTTTGCATCCGCTGCTTCCTGCATCTTATGATCTGCGAATTGCTGCAAACGTTCATTCTCTTTTTGCCAATTAAAGTTCACCATGAGAAGTCCTGCACAAAAGAAGGATAGCAAAGCGATGATAGCTGTCTTGCTGATCTTAGGTATGGCCATCTCTGATGTTTCGATTGGTTTTTGCATTTCTTTCCCTCCTTGCTTTTTTACCTTGATTCCCTTATAATTTGAATGTATCCTTTTATAAGGGTTCGACGTTAGACACTCGTTAGTTTGGTCGCCGACGGAGTGTCTTTTATTTTACGTTCTTGATTTGCCATGCGTGTGATATCACTCTCATTTATTCCAGTAAGTTGTAATAGATGCTTGTAATATATCTTACCTTCTATATTTGTCTTACCTTCATCAATGCATTTTTGCCTGCACGCCTCAAATAAACTATTTGCTTTTTTATTGCCCCAATGCATGAAGTTTCTAACATCGGTTTTTGTTAAATAAATCTTATGTAAAATCATTTCACGCTCAATGTTTATATCGTTTCGATATTTTTGCCTCATGTTTTAAACTCCTTATGCCGCATCCATAAAATGGTTGTACTCTTTTTCATTTTTGTAATCACTTTTAAAATTTCCATCAATTTCAATTACAATTTTTGTACCTGCATAATCTGTTTTGCTAGCAACTGATAAAACATCTTTGATCTCATTACCGTTAACAAACAGCCTGCCATATTTGTTTAGATATACTTCATTCATAAACTTCACTATCCTTTCTTTTACATACGTTATTTTTATTTGTGTTTTCATAATTGACCTTTTCCATACGTGTGATAATATTTACTTATACTGGGAAAGGGGGTGAAAATGTGAGTGTCAAAATCAAAAATTTTAAAGTGAATATAGATAAAGATAAATTAAATCAAGCTATCGAAGAAGCCGCTAATCTACGAACATATGACGTAACATGTCCATTCTGTAAGAATATAGTCAATGTCCCAACCGGTAAAAGTCTGTGCCCTTCGTGTGGTAAAGAAATTGATTTAACATTGAACATCACTCACAAAAGTTAATCTTCAAATCCATGGAAGCTAAGTCATTTGCTAATGATTTGGCTTCCTTTAATGTTTTCACAAGACGCTCTGCCTTTTCAGATGCCTCACCAATACCATTTATCTCAATATTTAGCTCAACCTTTCCGTTGGCTTCTTGATAACTGCTTACGTTCTCCATTTCATCACTCTCCTTTCACAGCAAGTCTTTGATATCTACGCCGAAATAATCGGCTAAGATTTTGAGCATTTTAACGCTTGGCTTACATCGCCCACGTTTCCAATCACTTATTGATGATTGAGGAATACCGGTTTCTTTAGCTAATCTATACGCAGTCACCCCTTTCTTTTTCATCAATACTTCGATTTTTCGATACAAATTTACACCTCCTTACTTGAAATACTTCGCATTTGTGATATACTTGACTTGTAATCAATAAAAACTAAGTATATCAGTTGCTACGTATTTGCTAAGCACACCATTATGATAATTCATAATTGCTAATATGTCAACACTTTTTACTTAGTTTTTGCGAAGTGCAGAAAGGAGTAATAATGTTTGACGTTAACCGTTTAATGAAAATCCTTGAAGAAAAGGGATTATCTTCATATCAAGTATCAAAAGACACAGGCATATCTCAAACAAGTTTTTCAGATTGGAGAAGAAAAAAATCAAGTCCAAGTTTTAAAAAACTCAAAATACTAGCAGATTATTTAAATGTTGATATAGAATATTTAGGTGGAGTAACTGATGAGCGTATAAAAAAACCAGATATAAAAGAACATCAAATTCAAATACCGTTGTTTGCAAGATTGTCATGTGGTACAGGCAGTTTTGTAGATGAGGATATTATCGAATATATATCTTTACCGGATACCATCTTAAAACCTAATAAAGAATATTTTGCCAATTACGCAAAAGGTGATAGTATGATAGGTGCAGGAATAAATGACGGCGACTTGTTAGTATTTGAAAAAACTAACGTGCTTGATAACGGCAGTATCGGAGCGTTTTGTGTCGATAATGAAGAGGCCGTATGTAAAAGGATTAGAAAATCCGAGCAAGGCTTAATCATGCTGCTACCTGCAAACGAAAAATATGACCCTATCATCATAGACGTGAAAGATACTTGTTTTAGGATTGTAGGAAAATTAGCTTTAGTTATTAGTAAAAGGTAAATACGTATTTACATATCAAGGAGGAAGAAAGTTATGGGTATTTTTGATGTAAATGCTAAGCTCAAAAAGAAAGCTGAAAGTGTTACAAATTTTAAAAATGAAGTAAAAGAAAACGGGCTTGGAACAGTTACTAAAGACAGGGTTAAAGGTGTTAAAAACAGTATTAACGATTCAATCGAAGCTAAAAAAGCTGATGCTGAATTAGCACAGCAAAAGAAAGAAGAATTTAAAGTTAACCAAGAAGAACTTAGAAAAGTGTTTGTTTCTACTCAAAAAATGGGAGATATTGAAATTGATGAAGTAAATAAACTTCTTAAGTTCAATAATGCTAGTTCGAACATAAAGAAAAACAACGCTATGAAATTACTCGGTAAGGGTGTTTTAGCGATGTACACGTTAGGTGCATCTATCGCGGTTGAAATGGCCTTAAAGCCTGGTGATATAATTTTTAGATATGACGAAATTAGAGATTATGACTTACTTGAAAATGATGTATCAGTGGAAAGTGGAGGATTAGGAAGGGCTATTGCCGGTGATGTTTTAGCAGGACCAGTAGGTGGCTTATTTGGAAGTTTAACAGCCAAGCGAAAAACTAGGAAATCTATAGATATGATGGCATTACAGATTAGTACAACTAACTTCTGTTTTCCAAGTATAATGATTTCATACCTTACTAATGAAACCAAAACAAAAAGCACTAGATACACAAATGCTTTGAGCCAAGCTAGAAATACTATAGCATGTTTGAATTTGATTTTTTCTCAATGTGATAACAGTGAAACTCAGCAGATACAACAAAACAGTAATGACCCTTATGAAGAATTAAAGAAAGCAAAAGAATTGTTAGATATGGGAATCATATCCCAAGAAGAATTTGAAGTTAAAAAGAAACAATTATTAGAATTATAAAAAAACACCCACCGGCGACATCCGGCGAGTGTAAATAGAAAAATGTGACTTTGCTCGGTCTACACTTTTTCTATACCCTATTTTATCAGAAATGGAGGTATTAAGCAATGGCTGTAAAAAAAGATGAACGTATGGTACGTAGCAAAAAGAATAAAGAGAAGATGGTCAAAAAGGTGACGTACAAGTGTGAAGGTAGCTATGTAGACCTAAACGGCACGCCACATCGTTATCACAAAAGAGGATTTGCGAGTAGCGCAGAAGCAGCCGAATGGGAACGCGAATTTTTGTTAAAAATGAGAACAGAAATTGATACAAATATGACTATGAATGATGTTTTTGTTTTATACTTGGGCTCAAAGAAAAATATCGTTAAAGACAGAACATATTGGGAGTTGCAAAAAACATATAAGCGTTATCTTTATCCTTATTGGGGGGATTTAAAATTACGTAAAATACGCATCGAAAATATACATGAATTTCAATCGTTTTTGCTAAATGCTAAAACCATCAAAAACACTCTGTACTCTAACGCCATGATATCAACAATACAAACAAGGTTAAAGTCGATATTACGTTATGCATCTCATAACGGATATATATCTGACCCTAAATTAACAAACTTTAATATTGTAAAAAGAAGTAACGAACCGAAGAAAGAGATGTGTTTTTGGCATCCAAATGAATACAAACAATTTATAAGCGTAGTAGATGATCAAGCGTATATAGCGTTGTTTAATGTACTTTATTGGTGTGGGCTAAGAATCGGCGAAGCTTTAGCATTACGTTGGTCTGATGTAGATTTAAAAGCTAAAACTATTTCCATCAGTAAGACTTATACCAAACACAGGCGGCAAACCACAACACCTAAGACACGTAACAGCTATAGGACTGTAATTATGCCAAACGAATGTTTTTTGTCTGTACAAGCACTTTATGAGCGCCATAGCAGTATCATAGGTTTTGATAAAGATAAGCTTTTATTTAATTTTGATAAGCCACTTGATGATAATTCAATACGCTTAAAAAAAGATAAGTGGATAGCCATTGCTAAAGTTCCCAGAATACGTATACACGATTTTAGACACTCTCACGTATCTCTTTTAATCAATTTAGGATTTAGTCCATTTGATATAGCAAAAAGGTTGGGACATACCGTAGAAATGGTCAATGACGTGTACGGGCATTGGTTTGATGATGCACAACAAAAAATGGTAGATAAGCTTAACACCATTACTTAAGACAATAAAAATTTGGTGTAAATTTGGTGTAAATTTCTAAAACATACAGACAAAATCTAACGAAATATCCCTCTTTTAACCATATAATACACCAAAAAAACATATAAAATACTGATTATATGAATCCCTGAGGGGTCACCATTACATAAACAAACGGAAATTTAATAAAATTTCCGTTTTTTATATTTCTACGCCGCTCTTCTGGACCCACAATAAGAAAGCTTGTTCTGCCATAGCATATCATCTATGGTGCTCATATGATAATAAAAAAAATGAAAGAAAAACGATCTTTCATTCATTAAGCTAAATTTTCATAACAGGCAATTAAATGAGCAATGAGTTGTTCCTTCCCTACATCTAACACAAATGCCAGTTCATCACAAAGGCGCTCCTGAATACGCTCCAAACACTCCTGATTTTTCATGCCACATTTTCTTTCTGCATATTTCCAATTCATTAAATAAATATAAACATCCACCAGTGCATTCATATCAATATTCGAATAATTCCGCATTTTTAAAAGTTCACTTAATTCTTTTCCATAATCCGCGTGAATCGCCGGATGAAAAATTCTGTCCAGAATCAATCGCGCTGTAGCAATATCCATGATTTCTCTGACACCGGCCTTATCCATATTTTTATATGGAATGACGCTTTGGTTGCCATCTAAAGATATCATCGTGATACGATCACTTTTACGGTCATATTCCGTGATGGTACAAATGCCCAATGTGGGATGAAACACTTTTTTTTCGTTAGTTGTCAT